CTCAAAGAAGAAGGGCAAGCGAGTAAAGAAACAGGTTGATTCAGACTGGCTTGATTACTATGGTTCCAATAAAGAATTATTATCGCATGTTGATTTATTCGGCAAAGAAAAGTTCACAAGAGAAATCCTCTATCTATGTAAGAGCAAAGGCGAGGCTTCGTATATGGAAGCGAAGGAACAGTTCAATCGAGATGCTTTGATTTCCGAAGATTACTATAACGAATGGATCATGGTGAGAGTGAGGAAATCTCACATGAAAAAATCACTTGACATTCCGAAATGAATATGCTATAAATGAGGTTATGATGGCAATTGTAATATATTCCAAAAAAGACTGTTCCTTCTGCGACAAGGCAAAGGAACTCCTCCGTGCCCAAGGAAAGTTTTTCATCGAATATAAACTCGACACTGACTTTTCCAGAGAGACTTTGAAGGCACTATTTCCTACCGCAAAAACTTTTCCTGTGATCACTATTGACAGCCGCTACATTGGCGGTTATAATGAGTTATCGAATCTACATCAGGAAGGAAAACTATGATCGACAAGTATGCTCTAAAGGAAGATTTGAAGAACGGTGTTGTTACCGTTGTCTTTGAAAAGAAGAATGGCACTGAACGCACTATGCGAGCAACCCTATCGGACTTGTATGTGCCACAGGTGCTGTCAGAATATGACGGACAGCAGGCAAAGCCTGCTCGCCAACTAAATGATGATGTTCAGGCAGTATGGGATATTGATGCAAATGGCTGGCGGTCATTTCGTTATGATTCCGTGAAAACACTATTGAAGGAGTAGTATATGGCATGGCCGCATAAGAATAGACCTCGCAAGGGTCGCCGTAAGATTGGTTCAACAAAACGCAAGGCTCGTCGTCTCAAAGGAAGAAAGAGGAAGTAATGCCTGTTAATCTACCGGAAGGAATCCGAAATATGAAGAGTATGGACAAAGCCAAGGTTATCAATGTATCAGCAACATCCGATGGTTTAGATTTTATGGATGGTCTGGCACTATTGCTCATTGGCCTAAAACTAACGGATCACCTTGCTAACTGGACCTGGATCGAGGTGCTTGCTCCTCTTTGGGCACCATTTATGATTTCATGGTTCATCCGACTAATCAAATCAACCTTCTTTGAAGAAGTTGAAGGAGACGAGGAATAATGTCTGCTGATAACGGCATCTATGTTCTGTTGACAATAACAGAAAAGGGTCCTGAGTATCGTGTAACGTATGCACAGGCTATTGACAACATTTACGGAAAGTTTAATGAGGAACTATGCCGTTATGAAGGAGATATTCCTTCTATCGTTTCCGTATTCGGAGAAGCCAAAGTTTTCTATACACTTAACGAGGCCCTTGACTTTGCGGAGGAAATGGGTTATGATTATGAATATCTTGAGGATGGAATCTGTGTGATCAACGAGTTCAAGGACTATGGACACATTTTCACCTGAGGAGAATATGGCAAAGATTGTATTACACGGACATCCTAAAAAGATTACCAGACAAGAGTTAATACAATCTGCTGCCTTCTTCTGTGACCATCTTCTGTCTAAAAGACTAAGTAAAAATGTGAAGATTGTTATCAGACTGAAAAACGGTTATTATAAGGGCACCGACTGTTTTGGATCATGCACCTATACCGACGATGATGCTAGGTCTGATAGGCATCGTGAGTTTGATATAGAGATGGATTCGGACTTCGGTCGCCCTTTTATGCTTAGAACACTAGCACATGAACTTGTTCACGTTAAACAATATGTCCGAGGTCAACTCATAGAAATGAATGGACCATACCAGAAATGGAACGGCGTTATGTTTAGCGATAAGAAAGTGCCATACAAAGAACTACCGTGGGAAAAAGAAGCATTAAGATTAGAAAAAGAACTGTATGAGTTGTGGAAACAACATCGTGACAGATAAGGAGAAAAAAGTGAAAACGGCAGCCGTTAGACGCCCTAAGTTTGCGGATGAAAAGTATCTAGGTTCTGAACCGACTTTGGATGAAAATGCTTCACAGATTGATCTAGCGAAAGCATATACATGGTTCAATTATTTCTATGGCAGTGAAGACGCCAAGAACTTCACAATCTCCTACCTCAAGCATATCAAATATAACAAAGACACAATCAGAAAACTCTCCAAAATCAATGCCATCAATCTTCATAACATCGGTTGGAACAGTCGTCTACTCCATCACGGTAGCACTCTACCTGACGGTGTGTGGGATCGATGCGTTACCAGAATTGAGCAATTGGTTGCAGATGTATCGGATGACACTGAACAAGTCACTGAACAAGTCGCTAAGGTTATCTCAATCCAAGACCGCATCCACAATAAGGCTGCCGAATTGATTGGCGAACTTGATGAACAACTGGATGTGTTCTTTCAAGAAGGAGTCATTCAGTTTGACGTTAAGAAGTGGTCCCTTGAGAAGGGAATTAAACCGCAAATTGCGAAGAGGATTGCAGACAAATTCCGTCCTCAATTTGCAGAAATCGCCGAAGCCCTTGAAGGCAAAGACCCTGACCTGGTGGAAGCGTATAAGCATTGGCGTAAGCCTGTTCTTAAAATCATGGCGATCTTCATAAAGAGAATTGTCGATCATATGACGGAACTGGAGAGTGCTGGCCTTGCGGTGCGTAAGCCTCGTAAGAAGAAGGTAAAGCCTGCTTCGGTTCTGGTCGCCAAGATGAACTATTGTAAATCCACTGATACTCTAACGAGTGTCGAACCTAAGGAGATTATTGGTGCTTCGCAACTTTGGGTTTACAATACTAAAACTCGTAATCTTTCTGTGTATAATGCCGTGGGTAATTCAGGCCTTTCGGTCCGAGGGACTACGATTACGGGATTTGATGAAGAGTCTTCTATTACGAAGAAACTCCGCAAACCAGAATCAGTCATTAAACCTCTTCTTGAAGGTGGTAAAATCTATCTACGCAAGGTGATGGACAATATCACAACGACCGAACAGAAAGCAACTGGTCGTATCAATACAGATACGATCCTTTTGAGAGTGGTAAAATGAGTGTAGAAGCATTCATGTGGGCTTGGATATACATGGGATATGTAGTGGGAACACTCTCGGTGTTGACACTACTATTCATTACAATCTATAATAAGGACAACAAATGACACATAAGGTAATCGAGTTTCCCAAGAGCAAGGTCGTCCGTGAAGTGCCAGAAGAGATTCATCTAGAACGGCAGGCTAAGGCTGATATGAAACAGGCTGATACCATCGTTGATGAAGTCGCAGGTCTTATGATTACAGAACTGGATAACTATTATGTGGACGTGACTAATAAACAGTTCGCCAAGGATATCATTCTGGTTGTGGATGCTCTAAAGGCCGCAGTCTATCGATCATATGGAATAGATCATCATCTACATCCATTTATTGATGACAATGTGAAATTGATTGAAGGTGATATAGATTCCTTATCTAAGGAAGAGATTAAGGAAAAGATTGAAAAGATCATGCTGGAACTTTCCGAGGCCAAGGATAAGATTGACAGTGACGAAGAAGAGTGATATACTACATATTCACTCAATAAAGGAAATAATATGTCTTACATGCTGATAGACCTTAACCAGGTTCTAATCTCAAATCTGATGCAGCATCTAAAGTTTGTGTCTAAGCAACATGAAATGAGCGAAGACCTTATTCGCCATATGTGTATCAACACCATCCGATCGAACGTAAAGCAGTTTCGGTCAAAGTATCCGAACATCATTCTTTGCTGTGACTCCAAGCACTATTGGCGTCGAGATGCCTTTGCTTTCTATAAGTCACAGCGTAAGCACGACCGAGAAGCATCTGGACTCGATTGGTCTATGATCTTTGACGTTCTTAATCGTCTCCGTGATGAACTCCGTGATAACTTTCCCTATAAGACTTTGAATGTTGAAGGTGCAGAGGCTGACGATGTGATTGCTGTATTGACGGCACGTCTGGCGCCACATGCTCCTGTGCTTATTCTTTCGTCTGATAAGGACTTTGGTCAGTTACAGAAATATCCTAATGTTACCCAGTATTCACCTATTCTAAAGCGGTTCATCAAGATTGATGATCCGAAGCGTTTCGTGCGTGAGCATATTCTAAAGGGTGATCGTGGTGATGGCATTCCAAACTTTCTGTCACCTGACAACTGCTTTGCCGTTGGAGAAAGACAGAAACCGATAAATAGCAAGAAACTCAACGAGTGGGTTACGAAAGATGCCTCAGAGTTTTGCACTACGGACGTTCTTCTTCGTGGGTATAAGCGTAATCAAATGCTGGTTGATTTTGATTATATACCTGATGATATTCAGAGAAAGATCGTGGATGCCTACGAAGAAGCAAAACCAGCAAACAAAGAAAAAATGTTAAACTACTTTATCGATAAAGGTCTCAAGGTAATGATCGAATCGATAAGCGACTTTTGAGGATAAACCATGTCAATAAAAAATGTATATGAAGTGCTTGATGACTTTAGAAATGCAAAGACAAAACAGGATCGTCTAGATATTCTACGACGAAACAACTCCTATGCATTAAAGAATGTGTTAATGGGTGCATTAGATCCTAGAGTCAAGTTCACTGTAAAGAAAGTTCCAGAATATAATAAAGTAGATGTTCCTCCAGGTCTATCATATTCTCACATGACCGAGGCATTGTCTCGTGTCTATCTTTTCACTGAGGGCAATCCAAAACGTCCAGAAAATCTTACAGAGAAGAGAGCAACAGAATTACTACTCCAGTTACTGGAGTCATTAGAACCAAAAGAGGCTGAGGTGTTTGCTAATATGTTACAAAAAGACCTCAAGATTCCACATCTAACACCAAAACTAGTTAATGAAGCATTTCCTGGTCTTTTGCCAGAATAAAGGAGCAATAAGGGTATTAGAACATGAAGAACAAATCTCCTAGTCGCAAAATGGATCCTCTATATGCGGAACTATTCGAAGAGGACAACAAGTATGGTGGAAAGCGTATCGAGCGTCCACAGACAGACATAAGCAAAAAGCGTCCGATTCGGAACTTGAAGAAGGCGTGGATGGAGCATACGGAAGACTATGATGAGGTAGATGATTTTTATGAACACTAGCCCTTGACATTCCAAGGCGACCGTGTATAATACGAGACATGAATGGGGAGAGCGATTTTGCCAGAGCCTGTTCATTACAACCCAGAGAGGTATATATTATGGCATACAATATCAATTGGACCTACCATCAGTGGTCCATTAGCCAGTTTTATCGTGAAGCTGCCACAATTAACTGTGATCCGGAATGGCAGCGAAGAGATGTGGACATTCTATTTAAAGCAGGATCCTTTCCTTCAAAAGCACAATGCATCATTGCATCTATTCTTCTAGGATTAGATGTTGGTGAAATCAAACTTGCCCTATATCGTGGCAAGCGAGCATCGATTGATGGTGGCAACCGCAAGCGTGCCATCCTGTCGTTTCTTCGCAATGAGTTTCCTTTGCATAAGAAGAGTGTTTGGGGACAGTCATATTTCAAGGATTTAGATCCTGTGACTCAGGACAGCATCTGGAATTACCAAATGCGTGTTATTGTTTATGATGACATGAAGTCCTCGACTATTGGTTATTTGTTCCGCACAACAAATACTGTGACCGAAGTTAATCCGCAAGAAATGCGTAACTCTTATGGTGACGATCCTCTTGCGATTTTCGTTCGCCGCTTGGTTCGTGTTATTCCTGAAGTTGGTAACACGACTCACCTTTTGTATGACAATACAATCGGTAAGGATGGTGAACCACGATATCGCTACC